CAAGAAGTGAAGGAGGGACGACTGATCTTCGTAAGTTTAGTTAGGGTCTGAGCAATTACACCGTTCTAGTACACCCAAGACATGTGTGAGTCCCGATCCATGGCTATTATTACTTACTAGAACGGTGGCACACTGGCACGGGGGGACACCTAACCCTAACCCTAACCCTTAAACATATTTATCTTATCATGAAATATAATAATAAATTCGGAATTTGGACAATTGCAAAGGAGAGAGCCAAACTAAGTCATGGATTTAGACTTGGAATGCGAAATTGGTTTTCTACCGGTGTTGCTGGTATCGGTCATCATTTTGGACGTACGCACAGTGGTTCAAACAATTTAGCGGCATTAGCTGAAAGAGCTAAATATAGTGACGAAGGTTCTAACTTTCATTCTTAAAATTAAATTAGAAATGGGCGGAACTCCATACAAACGTCGTCGTCGTGCTAAGAAAGCTACAGTTACTCCTGTATCTGAAGCCCAACTTGCCGCTATTTTAGCTCGTCAATCTGGTTCAGCACCTATGGCTGTTGATAAGAAAAGACGAGACGGTAAAGCGAAAGTACGTCAAAGAAAGAAGCTTGGGGGCAAAATTAAATCTAAAGGCAGGGCAAAGAAAGCAAACAAGAAATTGTATCGCAGTGGTATTGCTTCAACTGAAGAAGTCGGCAAAGAGTACGGTGTGACTGCTCAAAGTATGTGGGTCGGTCATAATGCCGGTTCTTTCCTTCAAGTTTGGAAAAATTTCTGGAGATGCATTGTTAAGGAAGTAATGTATCGTCAAGGTTTTTGCCCTAAAGATATGGACGAAAAAGTCGATAACATTAGCGTTGGAGATCTTTTTACATGTGTATATCAGACTAATGATGGTGTATTGGCTACTCCTATTCAATATCCACTTACTGCTACTACTGATACTCCTGAAATAATTGCTCAATATTTTTATTCTACAGCTGCTGCTTTAGCTCTTCCTAATGTTACGTTGATGTATTTTTCATTTGTACCATCTGTCAATACTGTCGGACAGGCTACTGATCGTGCTCCTGTGCGTATTGATCTCTCTCAGGCATACGTTAATTTGTATTTGAAGTCATCTATGAAAATTCAAAATCGCACTATTGAAGATTCTACTGATAATTTGGAATCTCTTGATCAATGTCCTATCTATGGTAAAAGTTATAGTGGTGTTGGCAACGGAGTTGAACAGCCTACCCGACTCTTTACCGCTACTTCTCTCCAATTGATTGCTGATCAGAATTTGGGAATTATTGAAGGCTCAGCTTCTGATTTAGGTCTTCAAGAACCTATATCCAAAGTTTATTTTAATCATGTTAAGAACGAGGGCAAGATTAAATTAGAACCATCTCAAATCAAAACATCTGTACTTGTTTATCAACGTACATTTTCTGTTAATCGTCTTCGAAAAATTATTGCTGATGGAATTAACGGTTCCAAGCTTAGATCTTCATTTGGAAAATTTAGATTTTTTGCGTTTGAACGAATGATTCAGATTGGCAATCCTGCTGCTGGAAATATTACAGTTGGATATGAAACTAATAATCACTGTGCTGTATCACTTAAATTGAAATCAAGCAAATATACAGCTCCGATGTTTAAATATACAGCAGCTGTTTAATCTTTTATGAAAATAAATACTCTTTGTGATTTATATTATGTTTACCAACTCATCCTTGATTTCTGGTTCGATTCCGGCCTATTTACTGGACCTACAGTGGGTTCAGACAGGACTGCAGACTTTTTCTTTGATAGCTATTATAGTCTTAATTCTACTATGGAAGGTTGGAGAAAAGTTCCCGGTAGTGAAGAAATGTTTAGATGTTCAATAAAATAGGTTTATTCAACCACGCCTAAATGGCATAAAGATTCTTTGACATCTGCGAGAGACAGCTTCAGCAAGTAGAGGGTCTTCAAACAATTCTTCTGGCTTGTAATTTGAAGTGATTATAAACAAGTCCGGTCTGATTTGAATTGTTCCACCCTTAGTCTCAGCAGTGAACGCATAAGCGTCTGTCCAAATCTTCAGATAATGTCCCAAGACTTTTGAGTCGAAGTCATCGAGTAAAACGAATCGTTGTCCTCTGTATCCGTCCCACCACTTGTTTTGAGCTTTGATATAGAGGTCTTGTCCCCACTGCTCACGCACCCAAAATGATTTGCCAACTCCTGGGGGTCCATAGATCCATTTTCCAGATGGTCCGGGCAAGTTTGGGGGACATGCCAAGTAGTCGACTGCGATCTGTTTAAGGGTCCTGTAATGTCTGATGGCAACTTCCGGTTCATCATCCAAAATCTGTTCCACTCTTCCGGCTTTCGCGAGATCTTTGATTCTCTTCCAATCAAGTGGGTTGTTTCGTTGAAACGCCTTCTGACCGAGCTCAAACTGTGTCCCGGCCACTCGCGTATCTTCTTTCCAGACATAGGCTTCGGCTGCTTCACTTCTTGAGAGTTCCCAATGGCCGTTGCCAACCACTCCTTTGACGGTGTTTGTTCGGACCTTGTTTTTGAAAGCGCAGAATAATTGCCAATGCAAGTTGCCTGACGCACCGATTTCCTGTTGTCCTCGCAGCCACACCAAGTTACTTCCTGGTCTGAGTTCGGTGGGGGGCACAAACAACCCATGTTCGACATTAATTGTACCCACCCAATATCTGCCTTGAGAGTTTCCACTGGTTTGTCTTTCTTGTCGAGGAGCATGTTGGTTAGAGCTGTTGCTTTGAGCTTGTCCTCTTCCTCCAACTTGAACATTATTCTGGTTATTGCTTGAGCTTGCCATGAGGATGCCATAAATTCAATAAAAATTAATTAGAAAAAAGAGACATTTTCGTCGCTTCTTATATACTCGTAAGGTTAAGGTTAAGACGCACTTTTGAAACGGTCCGGTGAATCTCCAGTACAGTTTCAGGTACCAAGTGGCGTGTTTCAAACCAATACGCCTCATCACGTCGCGTCACCAATCATAATACGCGTCAAACTCAGGGGTTGTTCCTACCCAGCGGTCGCAGACCCTACCGCCGGGGCCACTAAAGAAAAGGCGGGGTGTTTTTGTTAAGAGGGGGTTTTTAGGGGGCAATACGCCGGTTGCCCCCTAATGTAGTAGCAAGAAGTGAAGGAGGGACGACTGATCTTCGTAAGTTTAGTTAGGGTCTGAGCAATTACACCGTTCTAGTACACCCAAGACATGTGTGAGTCCCGATCCATGGCTATTATTACTTACTAGA